CCCTCCTCTGATTTTAGTAAGAGACATTAATGGACCAGGTTGTCTGTCAGCCATTCTTTCTCCTATCATTTCTCCTGCAGGATTATAATTCCTAGGGTCCCTAGGTAATCTCCCCATAGGACTTGCCCCCGGCATATCTGCAATCCCTGGTTCTATCCATTCATCAGCTGCTGACGGCTGTGTAATTGGAGGCTGTGTAATTGTAGGCTGACTACCCATTCCTTCTTCTGCTAGTTGTAAGTCTTCTAAATAAGCAAATGGGTCTCCACCTATATCTACCTGTGGTCCTTGTCCTTTTATTGTATCAAGCCAATCCTGTCTTGTTTTTTCGTATTCTAAGTTTGCTCCTGCTGCTTTTCCTGCTAATTCTGGTTCCATACCTGGTACCATACCTGGTACCACAGGGGGAGTATCTGAAACAGGTAACGCAGGTCCAAGTCTGGTTTGCCCTGTAACTGGATCAGTTATAACTCTTTGTCCTTCAGGTAATTTGTCCCAAAATGGCAACAAATTACCTTGCTCATCTCTTCTTTGTGTCAATCCTTGTCCTGCTCGTTGCTCATCCTGAAATGCTTTGAATGCTTGGTTTGCCTGAGCTGTATCCCCTCCATAAGTTTCTGCTTTGAATCTGGGATCATTATATGTAGCAGGGTCAATAAACCCTCCACCTGGTGTTCCTTCTGGTGCATCAATAGCTCCTCCGGGAACTGCAGCTCTTCTAGTTTCTTCCCTATCTAAAAGATCTCCAAATGGATCCCCACCTATATCTGTAGGGTCGGAGGTTAAACTTGGTGGGGTAGTTACAGGGGGTATGTCTTCAATTAACGGTACTCCTTTGTCTCCCTCCTCCCACGGCATAGGTTCTATTTCCCTTGCAGCTCCTCCGGGGATAATGGAGGGCATATCATCTATACCAGGTACTCCTTTATCTACCCAGTCTGGAACGTCTTTTGGCACCTCAGTATTGGCGTCAAGTTTGGGTTTTGCTGGGCCTTCATCTACTACACTTGCTGCTGCTGGTAAAATGTTTTTTGCTTTAGTGGTAGGTAAATAATTCTGAAAAGCATTCTTGTAAAAACCAGGTTGTGTTAACCGGAAAGGGTCTGTTGCCTGTGTAGCAAAGTATGTTTTGGCTAATGTTTCTGCAATAACATCTCCCAATTCTCCGGGGTATGCTCTTCTTGCCAGTGACTGTCTTAACGCTAATTCATTACCAGGATTGTCAACAAATTTTGTATATAATGTTTTTTGTAAATCTGTTGCGTAAGTTGGGTCTGTCCAGAATTTTTGATTATCTGTGAAAGCAAGTTCTTTAGCTTGCTCTAATATACCAAGCCCTTGGTTAATATTGTTTGCCATACTATTTGGTCCCTGTGCCAGAAAGGCTCTGAATGACAAAGCTTCATTTGTTACATCAGGCTGACCGGGTAAAGCTACTCTTGGAGTTAATCCTGCTGTTTCTAGGAATGAAAATACTCCATTGTCCTGAGCTAAAGGATTAAGTAAGTTTTGATATGTTCTTCTTGCATAAGGGCTTGCTCCCCCTGTTGCTGTAAGAGGTAATCCCGCAGCTATTTCTTTTCTTGTCAAACCACTATAAGCTCTTTCCTCTGGAGATAAATCCATACCAAAAGGATCTCCTCCCAGATCTGTCGTTCCCAAAGGATCTCTGGTTTCTAAAGGTCCTTTCTCTGCCCCTGCTTTTGCATCTGCTTTTGCTTGTCCAAATTTTTCTTTTTCTCTTTCCAATTGAAATTGCTTTTCTTCGGTAAGAGGTGATTTTGGGTCTAACTGTGTACCTGGGCCTCCTCCTAAGTCTTCCGGAGTATGAGTGTATGGATTTTTACCGGGGTCATCCCTCCAAATGTTTGAAAAATTTCTTTTGTATATCTCACTAAGAGGGGTATTTTCATTGTCCCCTGTAATCATATCGGTTATATTCTTGTCAAGGTTAGCTGAATATTGAGACACTTGCCCCATATCTCCGTCTGCATTGGCATATGCATATAACATTGCATCTATTGCTTTTCTGGCCTGAGTATCAGAAACACCTTTAGAAGACTTGTATTCCTGTACAAGTTTATCAACTTCTTTTTCTTGAGCAAACATTCTAACGGATACAGGGTCAGCAGTCCCACGATATTTTGGAGCAGTAGGCCCAAGAATCATTTTTCGTGCTCGTTCTTTTTCGTCAGTAATAAAAGAATGTATATATTCTTTTAACAGTCCCTTGTCTTTCCAGTCGTCAGCTCCTCCTTCCTTATCGTCTCTTTCCAAAGGACGATCCCATTTATTTAACCCTACTATTTCATGTAATTTTTTTAATATCTCAGCTATGCTCATTATATTCCTCCGACTGGACCTTGCATCCTTAATATTTCTAATTGTTCAGGAGATAACGCTCCCGGTCTTGGTTGTCCCGGGGGAACCAAAGGTCCTCCCTGTGGATTTGGAATAGGTGGTGGTACTCCCATCATTGCATTAGGCATAACCTGCGGTGGGGCTGTTGGTCCTGCTCCTCCGGCTCCCATAGCCATACCAGGTAATCCCTGTTGTTGCTGTGGAGGGGGCTGAGGTTGCATGGCCTGTTGTGCAGCCATTATTGATTCCTGCCTCTTTGCTAGTTTTTCATTTAATATTGTAACCAGTTCTCCAAAATAAAATTGTGCAAGATCTGGTCTTCCTCTTTCTTCTGATGCAGACAATAAAGTCCACAGTGCAGCTTCAGGCAAAACTCTTTCTGCCTGTTGTTCTCTGATTGCAGCTTCCATATCATCGGTATCCTGTAATCCAAGTATTTTATCTCTGATATAACCATCAGGGAGTAATGGAGATTCTCCTTCCCTTGCTATTTGTGCCATGCTCATCTTGGACATATCATCCTGTGGAAGTTGTCCGACAAATGTGACAACAATATCACCGGCATCTTTTATATCTGAGGGTTTAATTTCTTCTTTAAAGTATGCTCTGTTCATATCCTGCCCGGATAATTCCATGGCATCAAAGGATTCTGTCAGATACTGGTCATTAAGGAGCATACAAATTGTAGTGTATGCCAGTTGTAATGCATCCATTCTTGGCTGGAGAACGCTGTCAATTCCCTGTCTGAGGGTATTAATTGCAAACCCTGATAACTGAAACTGAAGGTCTCCAAAGATAGAGTGGGGGACGGAACCTCTCTGCTGTTCGCCCGACACCAGACCCATAAACGCTCCTGTTTCTTGGGCTACTTCCATTAATCCTAATGGCTCTATGTCCTCACCTTGAGCGAGGGAGATTTCTGTGCCTTCTTTATAGGGGTCTTCGTCTAGTGTCTTCATTCCGTCCCTTGACTTTATTTTCAATCCTTGCTTTCTCGCTCTTGATGTCATCTCAAGCATAATTGACATTACGTGATTATGATTTTCATAAACTTCTCTGTTATGTTTGAATACAGATTCTCCGTGATCTTCTATTGTGTCATCAATTGGGACGTGGTCATTCATTGCCTGTATCATAGGGGTTGCTCCTACAGGTCCAAGAAATACAGGGACATTTGTGGAGCCATGAGGGGTAGCTTTCTTAGCTACTCTTCCGTTGGATAGTACAACTATATTTACTTCTTTGTCGTAATAGTCATATACTTCCAGCCAGTCTTCGTAATTATCATTAACGGCAAGTTTAATATTATATTCAGATTCTATTTGCTCTTTAGATTTTTTAACTTTGTAGCAGGCCCATTGGAGTCCGTCTGCTCCTGTTGACCAGTATGTATGCATAGGATCCCACGGAGTTATATCAATAAAACTTTTCTCATCCTTATCTTTCATGATCAAAGCTCTGCCTGCGAACCATCCTCTGAGGGATATGAACCATGCAAGCTGTGCTTTAAGTGAGGGTTTCATTTGTTTAGCCAGTCTTTCATCTGCGTGTCTCAGGGCACCAAGGAAAAATCTTTCTTTCTTACTATTGTTTTCTCTTTTTTCTTTGTCTTCAGACAGTTGGGGTATTCTTGCCACCATTTCAGAGGACGATAAAAAGGAAATAATTTTATCTGCATAGGTTGAAGGTTCATTAGAGGTATAGGACTGGAATCCATCCCCTGCGTCATATGGATCAAGGCGATAAAGTGAATAGTCTGACTCCATTCTTGACCTTAAAGGTTCTGTGGAATCATAATGTGTTTCTACTTTATTGATTATATCTTCAGGTTTTAATCTTTTTCGTGCCATTACGCCCACCTTTTAACACGAATAGTGTTCCTATTCTCAATATGGCTGTACCCAAAACGGTTAATTAGGCCATAAATTAAAGCTTTAATTCCATGATTATACTTATCTTCGGGCTGATTGCCAACTATGTTTCCATCTCTATCTGTTTTCCACTTGTAAACTTTAGTCTGTCCATCAAAGGGGTTAGGGGCTGCACCAAATTCTGACAAAACCCCTTTACATTTAGGGTTAATTATCAGCTTTGGCCTGTGATGTTTAGGGTCAACTTTAAGCATAGACTTTAATCTTTCAGTTCCGTCATTTATTTTTACTTTTTCCGAGTCCATAAACAACCCTGCCTTATCAAGCCACACTTCTGCGGGAGCAGACATGGCCTGATGTTGATATCCTGCGACATCAATAACACCAAAATGGACATCTTTCCACCACGGCTTGTCCATAGCCATGTCTACAATTTCTTCTGTAATAAGAGTTTTCTCATATATTTCATCAACCACGCAAATTTGTTCATCAAGTATCTGTACAACTTCAACGGCGTAGCCACCGGCATAACCGGGGTCAACCCATAAGTGGACAGGTTCCTCAGGAACGTATTCAATTTCTCTAACGTGGTAATCTGCTCTGAACTCCGGGAATACGAGCCCGCGTGGAGGACTAGGGATTCCCATAATTCTTTCTTTGAAGAAGTCGTCTGAGGCATCTTCCTGAAGTCTTTGTATTTCTGGGTCATCTTCTCCTCCCGGATATAAATGATAATTTGAAAATGAGGGTAGGGAATAAGACTGTTCTATGTCACTCCCGTGCTGCCATGCCAAAAACAATTGTGGATACCATCCAAGTGATCCTTCAAAAGTTCCTGCAAGGAACATCCATGCTGCTTTCGGAGCACATCTACCTCTGATTCTATAAAATGTTTCAAGGTCTAACTGGCTGGCTTCACACCCTATGATTCCATTGGGGGCTCTCATAGCAAGAGTCCTTGGGTCTTTGGCTGATTTTGTTTCAATAACTGTGCCGTCTGCAAGTTCAATCCTGCCAGGATCTACTCTTTTAGATGATTTTTTAAGTACTCCAAGTGCTGCAAAGTCCTGAACAAGGTATTCAAACTCTGCTCTTGTTCTTTCATAGTCTGCAGCTACAAGCCAGAATAGCCCTGGTCCTTCAAGTTCAGGCCATTTTGTCAGTAAAAACTTACTGGCTAGCATACTTTTCCCTGCCTGTTCACCTCCTGCCACCAGAACAAACCTTTTATCTGAGTAGATTATAGGTTTTTGTTGTTCAGTAGGGGTAAAACCTACCTTATCAAACAAAAATTCCGTAGCCATTGAGGATCCGGTGATCATTTATCTACACCTTTGTCTTTCAATATTTCATTTGCTTCCTGTAAAGCCTGCTGAGAAATAGATTTTTTCTTTTTTGTTGCCTTTTTAGGAGCTTTTTTATTCAGGTTTTTAATCTCATCAATCAATTGTAGGGCTGTATTGTCCTGTTTTACGTGCTCCTGGTACTTTTCGGGCTTTGCTCCCTTCAATAAAAAGATTAAAAGGGCTGGATTTGACTTGTATCCATCCTCCTGGGCCATCTGTTTCTGCACCAAAGCAAAAGCATTGCCCTCAAGTTTGTCTGAAAAAATAGCCATTGACTCATTTAACATCCTTCTGAACCAATCATGCCTCTCTTTATAGTTATAAATTGTCTTATTACCAATTCCAGAAGCCTTAGATGAAGCAAGTATGTTCCCTGTATGGGACAATGTCTCTAAAAATAATTCTATTCTCTGCTTATTCTTATGATTCTCTAGTGTGTCTTTCATAAAACCTTGCAAAATATAAATAATACTTGTATTATATTACTACAAATTTGCTTAATAGCAAAACATCAGACCTCCATTGCGTATGTCTGATCTAACAAAAACTGCGTGAAGTATTCCTCGAAAAACGTAGCGGGGCAAAACGAATATTGCAAAACAATGGCTACAGGATACAGAACTAGTTGTCGAATCTGATCACGTTACACTGGACAATAGGTAACAAGAAGTCTCAGTCAGAAGGGGGAATCGTTCTTAAACAGTTAATTCCACCCCTAAAATCCCTTTTGGGGGGTAGGGGGGGCTATTAAACCCGTATTAAAAACGATATACTGAAATCGGGGTTTGTACTCCTTTTGATTTATGAAGTCTGATGTTCATATATGACAAACCCCCTCAAACTCAATTCAAGAAATGAGCAACGCCCTTTTTGTAAAAAAATTCTGTCACTGGTATATATTGCCTAACGCTCGCCATTCCAAGCCTAACCCTCTCGCCGTCGTCGTTGCTACTTCGTATCAACACCGACGATGGGAAATAGGGGTACGCACGATCGATTTTTTTCGTTGCCATTCTTTTTTGTTCGTGTATGTTTGGTATTTTTTTATTACCAATGGGATATCATCGAGGGAATCAGTAGGGAATAATATTTAGTCCATTAATGGACTAAATGAGATGAAATAAGGTATTTTTTACATGAAATTGATATATCTTGATAGAGAATAGGCCAAAGTAGTGAGATGATATACTTTTATTAACAGTTGAGATTGCGAAATTATTAAAGGAAATTGTATGGCTAAATCAGTCCAAACAAAAACTAAAAATAATGAAACAATTACTAGCAAAATCACTAAGAAAGTAGTGAGAACTGCAAACGTTGTTACCTCAACAATTAAGAAAGTGTTTATTCATGAAGGCAAAGTTGTAAATGAATTGACTACGCTATTGAACATAATATGGTCAACTGCACCTCAATTCACACACAACGAAAATGGATACAACATTTTAGCCGATAAAGGCTTAAATCTATCTAGTAAGATTCAATATTTACTAGCTTTTAAATCTGAGAATTCAAGAGCTAAAAATAATGAAGGTAAAACTATCGGATTCAAGTCATTATCAACACTACCTAATAAAATGCCTATCAACAAAATATATGAAGTGTATATTGATAGATTTATCATAGGTTATTTAGCTGATGATAAATTGGATAGATTGGTATATTATTTATTAGAATTTGCTGTAGTTTTGATGTTGCATACGCAAGGCAAACATTCAGTCGATTCTAAAGGTAGGTTAAGCAAAAAGGCAAACAAAAATTTGAAGGAATTTGGAATTGAAATTCAAGATGATCAAACATCACGTGGATATCAAGTTGACCCATTCGCTGAAAATTGGAAAGTGCCGACTCATTTAAAAGCGTATATCGATAGCTTTATGAGTGAGAATAAAAGCGTGTTAACGAGCTTTCAAAACACTTCGAAAGAAATTGAATCAAAGAAGATTCATAAAACTAAAGCTCCTAGTACAAATAAATTCGATAAATTCATGATTAGTCCAATTATTGGATCTGACAGTGAATTAGTGA